TATGCAACGTGGCACACGTAGGCAGCATCGGGCGTCGGGGCTAAAAAAATAGTAGATGCATTTCTGTTAGCATAGTATTTTGGAATATTATTAGGTGCAGCAGGTGCTGTACCCGGTGTGTTATAATACTCTTGCATGAAAGAAGTATCTCTAAGTTCTAAATTTTTTCTAACAGCTGGTGTTTCGTTTGTATCATTAATGTAAATATATCTTATAAATCTTGTATTAGCTGGTGCAGCAACTTCTCTATTACCTGGAGTCAAAGTAATTGTATCATAGAAACGAGCGTCATCTGTATCTGTTTCTCTAAATATTCTAGCTTCAGCATTTTTAACAATAGTTTTAAGAATAGCATCATTTAATACTGTGCTATCAACTTCTGTGTAACTTCTAATGTCTGATTTTAATTCTCCAAAATTCATAATTATGCCTTAAATACTATAGGTCCAGCTGAACACTGTAAACCTCCTCCATTTTCCCTTGTATTAACATTTTGAAACGTAGTAAAGAAAAAACTATTATTAACTGTAATAGTTGATGGTTGACCGGGATTGGGAATAGTTGATGAAATCATTGTTATATTGAAAGCTCCGAACACTCTAGCGCCAGTACTATGAGAGCCAGCTGTTGTATTTGGTGGAGTCACACCTCTAAATTTAGCAGCTGTTCCTCTTACGCACCCTGTTAATTGATTCCCTACTTTAGCTGCATATGAAATAGTTTCATTTTTAAAAAGTAAAGTTACAGGGTCTATTTTTTCTATCGTAATATATCCAGTTACAGGGAAATAAGTTGCATCAGTTAGATTTATAGTAGTTGTAGAATCATTTATATCTCCATCTAAAGTAGTTTCTAGCTGTATTGATTCTATGTTTGATCCAGGGATTGGACTTGTTAAATTAGTAAATCTAACCCAATCATCTGTTTCATAACCACTGTTTGGAAAATTACACTCTAGTACATTAGTTGGTAGTCCTAAAGAACTTAATGCTACAAAAGGGTTCTCAGGTAATAAATCAAAAGTTGGTGGCTCAGTTCTATCAGGTCTAGCGTTTTGTAAACCTTGTGGGTCACCACCGATTGGTATTGGATTTAATTGAGGTTGTTTAGGTTCATATTCTGAAATATGCACAAAAGCTCCATTCCATTCTCTTACCATTTCATTATAGGGAAACTGCATTCCTGACCGATCAGAGATTGCTAATGCGTGTCTGCCTTTTGATAAATTAGTCATGTATTAAATCTCCGGAAAATAAGTTCTCGGTGTTACAAATAAACTAGAAGAAGATCCATCATTTTGTAATGCTCTTTGTATTTCATCTTCATATAACATTTTTAAATTTTGAACTGCAGCTGGTTGAAATTTAAGTGCTAAGTAATAAGAAAGTCCCGCTACCATACAAGGTACAAATCTGTAAGGTACATCTGCTTGATTAGTGTAAGCTCCAGCATCTTGAATTCTTGAAGCGTAATAATAGTTAATACTATTACCTGCTTCAGTCGAACCTGGAGTTAAGAATAAAGTTATTGTTATTCTGTCAATAAATCTTTGAACAAAAAATTGTGTGGGTGAACCTTGTTGTGATTTATCTGCAAAAGATTGATAGATTGATCTATTTATTTTAGTTAATGGAAAATCTATTCCTTGTTGATTTCTATAAGAAGCTTCTAAAATATCATCAACTCCATAAATAGCGTTAGCATCCGAAGTACCATCTTCAGGTGATCTATACATTGTATATAAATTCTGACCTTGTACTAAAGTTAAGTTATTGTTTTTTATTTCCCAATAATGAAGACCTCTGTTGGCCCATTCTTGAAACATTATGTTTAACGATCTTCGAGCAGAACTTAATTGTTGACCGGTAACACCAGTCATATTTATTCGTTCATACGCTTCGTGAACTATATCATCTATAGAAAAACCTTTTTCAAAGATCGTTGTTCCAGAAGTAGTATTAGCCATGAGCTTACGCTCCCGTAATAGTTATAGTAACGCTTCCGCCTGCTCCAGTTAAATTATAAACAATTCCTTCTTTAAATAAAATACCAGAACCAGGAATATATACTTCTAAACCTTCATCACCATAGTTATAAGTAGCTATAGCTGCTCCGGGTGCTGCTGCATTTGCAGAATTGTAAAAAACTATCGTAGAGTTTGCTATTCCTTTTCCTTGAATAGAAGTAATTCTAGCTCTACCTGTTTTACCTAAAGTATCTGCTCCGACTGTATCGAAGGTTAAGGTTGTTTGATCTGATGTTGCGCTTCCTGACATATTTTTTCTCCTTTAATTAATTTTAACTGCCACCGCCAGCATTTACATTAACCGTCATTGTATAAGCAAGACTGTCTTGGTTTCCATCGTTTACTGTAAACCTAAAAGTAGCATAGGGTGCACCAAACTCTCCAGGAGTCGGGTCGAATACTAAATTAGAGATATCAGCTGTGTCTATGTTTTGACCTATAGTTACATCTACACCGCTTAGTTTCAATGTTCCACCTCCATCAAGTAGTGATTCAATAGAAACATGAGCCATAGGTTGGTCGGCAAAATCAGCATAAGGAAAATCACTTGAACTAAATGTATAAGGTGTGTCCTGATTAGTAGTTACCGAACTGTTAGATGAAGTTGGTGGTGGATCAAATAGCGAAGGTGCTATTGGTTCACCATCTCTAGGTGGCGCGTCTCTGTATGGGTGATTAAAAGCTAGTTTAGATTCCATACCATATCTCCATGCTAAATAACCTTCTGTTTGTTCAATAAAAGGTGAACTTCCAGGCTCGTCGCCTACACCCTCATAACCATATTCAAATTTAGCTATAATAAAATCTCCAAGGTTACCTGCTAATTGTCTATTTCCGCCAGCATTAGTCATAAATTTACAAAGTATTTTATTACCAAATTTATTAGTATAGTTACTGTTTGTTCCTACTTCAGTACCATTTACTCTAGCTCTAATTGAGCCAGTTATAAAATCCATGTCGAGAACAAAAATATTAGTACCTGTGTAAGGTCCTCCAACAAAATCAAATTGAGTACCAGAAAGATCACCCTGTGCTTTCGTTGCTCCCATGAAATTACTTGCATCATTAGCTGCTATTCCAATTCTATTACCAGGGTTGTCTTCTATTGTAAAAATAGAGTCATCGGCTTGATTAACAATAGGTGAATCAAGTAATGCTATGAAAGTAAAATTACCATCATTTCCTGGAGTCGTACCTTTTGAACATACTAATCTTTCCGGATTATCAAACGCTATAACATTTATTCCATTTACAGTGGTAGTGCCAGTGTCTGGAGTATTAGCTCCACTGTCTGATTGCATAGACCAAAGAGTATTATCAATAAGATTGTTCCATGAAGTAACAGCTTGACCACTTTGTATAATTGTAGATGCAATATCACCTCTCCACCAACCTCTTAATTCAGCTGAATCATTTTGTGGTGTCCAAAGATTTCCTGCTGATGATAATCCAAATTGTAGTTTTTTTGTTGACATAATTTTATTCTCCTTAATTTATTAGTTAATTATTGTTTAAGATTACTGATAATCTTTACCAATATTTGCTAATAAACTAGTTCCATCATTATAAACAGTTACAACATCAATGTCATTTGCGTTTAATGATAGTGCTGGGAATCCACCAGGGAATTTAACACCTGTGAAAGTACCCGTACGTCCACCTGTTCCGTCTTGAGTAATAGTGATAGCTAAACTCGCACCTGCTGGAAAGTTAGAAAATGAAAAAGTTGCATTTGTATCTAATGTAACTGCAAAGTTACTTCCTGTTGAAAAATCAACATCAATCGCCGCTGCAGATGTTAAATTTACAATTGCAGTAGCAGGGTCAACATCACCAAAACTTAAAACTCCTGCTCCGTTAGTAACGATTGCTTGACCTGAAGTACCGTCTGCAGCAGGTAATGTAAAAGTTATGTCAGCAGCTGCCGATGTTGATGCTTTTATTGAAACTAATTTTCCATTAGTTTTATTAAGTAATTTAATTTCTCCATCAGAACCTTTTGATGTAGTTGTTTCTTCTTTACCAGCTACGATTGGTCCTGAAAATGTAGTTCTTGCCATAATTTTATCCTCCTAATTAATAAATACAGTCTTTAGGCCGTCGACTATATGCGTCTGTATTTTTTTAAAAAATATATAGTGTGATTTTTATACAACAGTTTTAAGTAGAGTGCAAGAGATCCTGTAGTGTGGAGTGGATTTTTTCCAACGATGTAGCTTTTGTTTAAGTAGCTACTGAAACTTCAGGAGTAGAACCTTCAATTGTGTTCTGTCTATGGGCGATTTGAGCTTCTTCTAGCTTAATCTTTGTGATGATTTCCTTGACTTTGTCGTCAATTCTAACCATCTCAAGAGTGTATCTGTTATTATCCAGATGCTCCTGTTCCCACTTCAACTCCAAGGACCTTTTTGCTTTGTATAGGTCTTGTATCATTTATAACTTCCTCATAAGTTATTCTATTTATCTTGTCGTCATAACTAACGCCAAGATTTTCCCAAACTATACTATTTTCTCCTAGCTTGTCAAGGATTGATTGTTCAAGGTCAGTCGGGGAATCTTGTGATTCTACTGTAAATTTAGCGTGATGATTATACGCCCAGATATTTACTTTAAATTTTTTCATTTATTCGTAATTTGATATTTCTTCTTTTTTAGCTGTTAAAAAACTTATTTTTTCGTTTATCAAATCTACCTTAGCAGGTTTAGGATTATTTTCCAATAAACTTTGATTTCTTTTAATACCTTCTTCTATTCTTTGTAACATTCTTTCTTTATTTCTTGGTCTCCAATTAGGATCTTCACTTCTCTTTTTTAAAGCTTTGTATATTCCCATTTGAATTTTCTATTTGATGAGGGGCGATTAACGCCCCTCAAAAATTTAACTATTAGTTACCTGCAGAAGCATACATACCTCTTGGATCTGAGAATCCAAAAGAATATCTTTCTCTTGCTTTGTATCTAACGTTTCCAGTATCGAAGTCACCTTCCATTTTAGTGGAAATAGGTGATCTATTGAACATTTTCATACCATTAGGTACGTCAGTTTTGATATAGAAAGCATCTGTATCAGTTAAGTAATGGTTAATTACATAACCTTGAGGTACCATTCCTCTAGATACGATTGCATTGATATCGTTATCTGCTGTTCCCGTTCTACCTTTTGATTCCATTAGTCTCTCTGCTGTAAACTGCTGGTTAGGGTGAATGATCATTTTCATTCCTCTAGCAGCGATTTTTAGACCTCTTTCATCAGTGAAAGCAGAAATATCGATTAGAGATTGCTCTAATGATGTTTCGTTAAGGTCAGCAGGAGTTTGCAATTGGTTAGAGAACGTTCCGGCTAATGTAGGGTGATTTACAATCGCTCCTAAATTATTGTTACCGAAAAGTGATACTCCGTCACCACCTGCAAAGTTTCCATCGAAACCATTGTTTAGGACGTTAGCCGCTTTAACTTGTTTAGTATTAGCCATAGATCTAGCTAATGCTTTTGTATATCTAGACGCAAGTCTGTCATACAAGTTATCTTCAATTGCTTCTTCAGTAATTGAAAACGCTAAAGCGATTGTTTCATGTGTGTAACGAGAAGTGAAAGTCTCTTGAGCATCATCAAATGATACACCTTGACCTTCAGCTTTAACTTGCGCATTACCGAAACCAGATAACATTACTTCTTCTTCAAAAGCTCTGTCAGATGATTCAGTATCGAAAATCTCAGCGTGTTCGTTCTCGTAGTTTTTGTATTCCAAGCCGAATAGTGCATTCAGACCTGGCTCTAGTTCTTTAACTAGTTGTGATCGTGATATAGCCATAGTATTTTATCTCCTATTCCTAAGCTTAGTTAATGTACAAGTTACTTGCAGAATTAACTACAACAACCATGTTTACACCAGCTGCTGTAATGTCTTTGTTTTCAGGGTCTTGACCGACTCTGACAACTTTCCACATTTTAGTTGTAGCTGAACCACCGGCAACATTTAAAAGTACAGTCGATTGACCGTCTTTGTTGTCAGTAGCTGTAAACGATGTTACGTTGAAGCTTTTTCCGTTGTTACTTGTTGGACATGCAGCGTCCGTTTTGATCATGTATTCTTGAATTGGATCGTCATTCACGAATGCAGTACCATTGCTGCTTCCAGTATTATAGTCAGTTCCAAAGATTGTTCCTGCGTCTACAGAATTTACAAATCTTGGTTTTGCTGTTGAGCTATCAACGTAAAAAATTCCGTTGAAAGCACCTACTAATAATGAGTCAGCCCCATTATCGTAAGCAGCGCCACCATTACCTGTGTCGTCTGTAGTTGCGAAACTAGCATCTTGTAAAAAGCCTTCTGCTCCAGCTGCATCTTGCAGTGAAACAGGGTTACCTTTATAAAGACCTACTCCTAAACCTGACTCGACTAAGTATTCAGATTGACCGCCGATTGAAGGTGTATTACCTAATCTTTCGATCATTCTTAAACCAAAGCCTGTAGTTGAGCTATTAGCCATAGTTGTTTCTCCTTTATGTGCCTGTCCCGAAGGACCTCCAGCACGGTTTATTTTAATTTAGCGGGTAGGAATTGTTAAAAAATTAACGTTTCTTCGAACCACCAAAAGTTACACGAGTTTGTCGATCACTATTGATCGGCATACTTGGATGTTGTTCCCTCATAAGATCGTGTTCAATTGCTTCGTTTCTCTCCTGAGTTTGCTTTTTAAAGTACTCAGTTCGAGATTGTGCGATCTCTTCCGGTATCCTTGCCAACACAAGGCCGCCTACTCCGATCACTCCTGCGTATTTTCCTTCTTGCATAGTTGGGTAAACAGTATCTGGATATTCATCAGATCTAACTAATTCATATCCTGATCTTAATTTACCAGACATGTTTTTAGTGTCGTCAAACCCTAAAACTTCTGTCCGTAACCATCTATGCTTAAAACCTTTTGGCGCAGGTGGTGCATCTAAAGATGACGGGGGAGCCCATGTCGTAGGTCTTTTTTCTTTAGATCTAGACTGGCTTGCACGGGTGGTCTTTTTGTTTTCTTCATTTTTCATATGCTATACCTCCTTCGTGATTTTTAACTGTTTCGCATATTCTTCCAGTGGCACACCTAATTTTTTCGCTATTGCGACCTGTGAAGGTGTGAGAGACACAGTTTTGCGACCAGGTTTGACAGAACGTCTAGCCGAAGCTACCGTTCGTACAGGTCTAGTCGATTCCCTATCCCCACTTCTATCAAATTTGTGGGGGAATTCAAGTCTTATTCTTTTATCAACCTCTTCGTAATAATCATCACTTTCAGGGTCAAAATCTTCTTCATCCACTAGTTTTTTGTGTATATCAAAAGCAGTGTAAGTCATTGCACTATCTTTACCAAACCAGCTGTTTCTTTCAGCCCAATCCTGTGCTTTTGGATCAGGTCTTCTAGATTGTTCGGGTTTTCTAGACGGTGTAATATTTACAGGTCTTTCCATAAGTTCAGCTTTAGAAGTATTATCTTTTTGCTCTTCCAATCTTGCTTCTTCATAACCAAGTCTAGCAATTTCTTTTTGAGCATTAACTTCAGATTCTAAATCTCCGGCTTCTCTTGCGGCTGCTAATGTTGCATAAGTAGCTTTAAGATTAGATTGAATTTTTTCTTCTCTATCTTTTAAGCCACTTGTTTCTAGTTGAGAGTATTTTTTCTTAAGACTATCTGAAGTTGCTTTTACTGATTGTGCGTAAACTAAAGCTTCTTCTTTTTGTCTTTCAGCTTCTCTTATTTTTCCAGTAAGCTTATCAATTCTTCTTTTGACTTTCTTACTATAACTTTCTAATTCTTCATCTTTCTCTCCATCTTCTGCAGATGTTTCTTTTACTTCTTCAACAGTTTCTTCCTGTTCAACTTTTACTTCTTCTTTTTTTACTTCTTCTTTTTCCTCTGGTACATCAATATCTACATCAGGTCCTGATGTATCAATGTCTACCATAGGAATATCTTTTTTTTGTTCTTCGTTGTCTATTGGCATAGTTTCCTCCTATGAAATTAAATGTAGTGCAACATAAATTCTGGGTCAGCAACAGTACCCAAAACTTCGTCGTCGTTAAGAATACGGACTTCTCCGCCTTCTATTGGTAAACGTGATCCAGCATATCTTGCAAAGATCACCCAATCTTTTTTCTTACACCAAGCGCCTTCAGGGAATTTATCTTTATCCTTGTATGCATCTGGTCCCATTTTTAAAACATAACCGCAGTTAGTTGCGATCCTTGCTTTATCTAAAGATTCTTGTGAAAATATTAAACCACCTTTAGTTTTTTCTTTTGGTGTAAAAGGTAAAACTAAAAGTCTCCAACCAGAAGGTTCTGGTAGGTTGTCTATTACTTTGTCAACATTTGTTTCGTCAACTCTTTTTAACTTTTCTTCTTTATCTTGCTCTTTATACTTTTCTTCAAGAGCCATTTTTATCTTCGGATTTTCCGAAGTCGATAACGTTTCCTTGCTCATTTTTTTGCTCCTTCTCTTCTAGCAGGTTAGAGATTTCCTGTTGTATTATTTGTAAAGCATGTGCTTTACCAAGTAGATACTTGTATTTTTCCATATTGTCAACCGATCCAGACGTATAAGTTTCTTGAATTTGGTTGATTCCTTCTTTCAACATTCGTTGAATTTTGTAAACAATTGTTATTGGATCAATCATATTTTAAATACCTTTAGTTCTTTTAGTTTTTCTTGTGCTTCTGCAATTTTAGTAATTAATTTATCCACTTCATCTATGTGTTGTGGATGCTCACCAATACCTACAGGATTTTCTAAATATATTTTAATTGTTGCATCAGCTTCAGCTATCTGTGCATTATATCTTGCTTCTAGTGCTTCTAGTATTGCTCTTTTCATTTCTTTCTCCTCCTCTTTAAAATTCTTACCCTTGTTTTCCAACACCATTCAGTTAACTTAATAGCATAAGTTTCGATAAATGAAAAAACATTATCAAGTTTTCCTAAAAATTTATATATAAATCTGTCTAGCATTTCCAACGTCTTCTGGCTTGTCTAATTCTAGAGTTAGGGTCGTTTCTAGTTTTAGCCGAAGATCGTTTAAGTTGTCCAAGTGATCTTGCACAATATGACTTTCTACGTTTAGCTGCCGCTGAACCTTTCTTAACTTTCCCTGTTACTGCAGTTTTTAATTTTGATCCAGGGTTTGCTGCTCTATAAGCTTTTACACCTTTAGCAGTCATACCAGCTCCAGACTTAGTTGGTCTGTAATTAGCTCCGGGACCCTTAGTGGTCTTCCTGATAGTCATTATTTTTTCTTTTTTCTAGTAACTACAATTTTGCCATCAACTTCTTTAACTTTCATACCAGCTTTTTCTGTTTGTCTTTTAAGTTGACTATACTTTTGTGCTGTAGTTAATTTCTTTTCGTTTGCCATTACGCCTTCTTAGTCGGTTTCTTAGCAGTTTTAGCAGCTCTTTTAAAATTAGCAGCAGTAGGCGCACCTTTAGCTCCAGGTCTTCGCATTTTTTCTTTACTACCCGCAGCGATTCTTTTACGCTTTGCGTGAATGTTGGCATAAAGCCCTTTTGCTTTTGCCATTTGTATTAACCTGTTTGAGTATTTTTTTTGATCTTACCTTTTGGTGAAAGCTCTAGCATTTTTTTATCTTTAGAAGATAAAACTTTACCGCTTGCTTTTTCATGATCAGGTCTAGGTCTTACTCTAGGTTTCGGTTGATAATCAGTTCTCATTATTTTTTCCCTCCGTTTTTAAATATTTGCGTTCCCTTTATACCATAAATCGACGCCACTACAAGGATCCACAGATTTGTGAACCATGATGGGAGCGACTGGAAATGATCGAAGAACACTTTTATCTTGTCCATTGCCTGTGCATCGTCTGAAAAGACTCCATATGCGAGCACCAAGATGGGCAACGTGAGAATTACAAGAACGGCCTCGTCCTTA